GGATGGCTTCCGCTATACGCTGCGCCCACCCACTCCATCCCCACCGCCGAACTCGCCAGCCTGCGCGAGAAGGCTGCACAGCTTGAAACGGTTGCACTAAGTCGCTGTGCAGATCGGATAAAGCTGTCACGGCTTGAGCAAGAGCGGGATGAGTTGCGGAAGGATGCGGAGCGGTATCGGTGGCTGCGGGATAGCCCAGAGTCGCCAATCCTTAACGTAGGGTACGCGACTGACAAGGTGGTTGACGCAGCCATCGCACAGGGCAAGGTCTGCGGAGATGAACGCGCCTGCGTAAACTGCTATACAGGAATTGGCGAATGCATCGCACAGGAGGGGGAGTGATGAGTCCACAAGATGCGGTCAGCCTTAAATCATTCAAGCACTTCTGCACTTGCGGAGGCTTTGCTTGCTCAATGAATGGGCGCAATCCGAGGCAGCCGCACATGGACTGGTGCCCGCAAGCTGCTGAGTTTGCGGAATGGAGAGTCGCTATGGATTTATACGAAGCTGCACAGCCCACACAGGAGCGCCAGCCATAGCTTGACAGGTTTTTGTCAACCTGATATAATGGTACTACAGATACAGTAACCCTGTATAAACACAAACAAAGAGGAAATAAACAATATGTCTAACGTCTCCGGTGCAATTACCAACGTCAACTCTGAAACAATCTCCCTTCCGGGTAAGCGCCCTTTCACTGTTCACTCAATTGAAGTGAATGGTATGTGGTTTGAAGCTGGTTACAAAGCACCCGGTCGTATTGGTGAGAATGTTACCTTCTCCTACGAACTGAAGTACGGCAAGAACAAGATCACTGACGGCACTCTTATCAAGGGTGCTAGTGCAATGTCTGGTGCCACCCCGTATGCAGCGCCTAAGGCAGCGGGCACTGGGTCTGCATCGTCTGGTGGCAAAGCCTTCCCCGTTCCTAAGAACCACCCTGATCGTAGCATCGTCCGTCAGAACGCAGTCAACCGTGCTGTTGAAGTGCTTACTGCTACCGGCTACTTCACTGGTATCAACAATGACCCTGCTGGCCTTGACGTGGCAGCGGCCACGACAGTCGGTCTGGCTATGCGCTTCGAGGCATACTACACTGGTGAGACTGATGGCATCATGGAAGCCAACAAAGAGAAGGAGTGTGTTGTATGAGTAAACCCAAGACTATCGACACCCTTGTCTCTGACATCTACGAAGTACTGGCCGCCTCTCGGGAGGGGCGTTCCGGTAACGAGGCAGTGACCGAGGAAGTACGCAAAGCCTTTGAGTCCGCTTGTGGTAAGGTTCTCTTGCGTGCTGCTGGTTCTAATGAGAAGAAGATACGCAAGCCCAAGACTCTGTACTGCTCGGAGATTGGGCACCCTTGTCAACGTAAGCTGTGGTACAAGGTACGCCCTGAGATGTTTACATCTGAGGTAATGAACCCTGCTGCTCTGCTGAAGTTTACCTATGGTGACTTGATCGAAGAATTGGTACTGTCCCTTGCTGAAGTAGCAGGGCACAAGGTGGAGATGCGGCAGGAACCCGTACGCTTTGACTTGAAGGATGGTTGGGCTATCACTGGTCGTATTGATGCTATCATTGATGGTGTGCTTGTTGACGTTAAGTCCGCAAGCCAGCAGTCCTTTACCAAGTTTGAAGACCCAGCAGGTCTGATGAAGGATGACCCCTTCGGTTATGTGCTCCAGCTTGCGACCTACTTCTCCAAGCTGGCACCGGAGGGCAAGTGTGCTACTGACCGCGCTGGTTTCCTTGCAGTGGACAAGGTACTTGGCAAGATGGTAGCCCCAATGTACGGCTTCAACAAGCCTCTGGATGATGTGTTCTTTAATCAACTGGTGGATATTGCTGCAAGCCCTACCGTACCTGACCGTCCAGCGGAGGCTACCCCAGTTGAAGCAACCAAAAAGAAAGACAAGCTCTGCACCATGTGCTCCTACTGCGAGTACAAAGAGCACTGCTGGCAAGACGCCAACGAAGGTATCGGCATCGTTACCGAAATCCTCAGTGGCAGGCCGCGCCATATTGTCAAAGGTTGCGAGGTCACGGCAGAAATCTAATCGTGTGGGGAACAAAGGGGCGGCGACGTTAATAGCAAGTTCGTACCGATCAAAGTATGAGACGGAAGTTGCTTCTAACTTTACGACATCAGGCATCTCATTCGACTATGAGTCCTACCCCTTTAAGTACCTCGACCCCATTGTCAAGGGTATTTGTGTAGACTGTGGCTGTAAGAACGTAGCACAGATGCGTACATATACCCCTGACTTTGCTCTTAAGAACGCAGCGGGAGGCGTTGTGTTCTTTGTTGAAACCAAGGGACTCTTTACCGCAGAGAACAGGCGAACACTGTTACTGATGCAGAAGCAACACCCACTGAAGGACATACGTATGTTGTTCATGCGTAACAATAAGTTACACAAGAGTAACCCCAAGACATATGGGGACTGGTGTGATTCTAATGGTATCAAGTGGGCTGTCGGTAAGGAGCTTCCTACCAATTGGAAGGAGGAGCTTGATGGAAGTAGTTGATAGCAAGCAGTACATCAAGGGCTACATAGAGGGCTATGCTCTTATCCTCAATGGCCCTGACCATCGTACTCACCCGCCTGAATACAAGAAACGAGCGCATCGGCAGTACTGGGTAAACGGTCTGCAAGATGGTATTAAAGACTTCTCAATGGGCTGTGCCCCGAGGTATCAATGAGTAAGGAACAAGAGCTTGATGATTTGATTGGTTTATTGTTTGCTCTTGAGCGTGAGATTGAGGCTAACCGCCAGCAATACGCCTTCCTTGAGCAGCTCATCCGAGACAAGAAACAGGAGATTGAAAATGACAGTGCGTAAAGCAAAGGCACCAACAGTATCCGCAGCACAGAAGGAACTGGCTAAGAATAATTTCCCAGCACAGTTCATCCTGTCGTACTGTGATGAGGAGGCTGCGAAAGATGTCAATCTCTGGAGTAAGGTTTCTGATGCTAACTACACTGAGCCGGGACAAAATCTGGATGACCTGATCCAAGAGCTTGTTGCTGACGGGGATAAGTACATCGTGGTCTATGCCCCGCTGAAGATTGTCAAAGTAACCAATGTTATCAAGGAGACTCTGGTATGACCCGTGATGCTGGTGCCTTCCTTAAGGCTGCTGGTGACACGATGATACAGCGTGGTATGGAGTATGACAGACGTGGTGGTGAGCGCAGCATGGCGAAAGCCGTGCTCGCTTTCAACGCCATCACTGGCCAAGACCTTACTGAATCAGAGGGGTGGTTACTCCTCCAAGTTCTTAAGGACGTTCGTCAATGGTCTGCTCCTACCTACCACCCTGACTCTGCACTTGATTGTGTTGCCTTTGCTGCATTAAAGGCTGAGTCCTTGGAGAAAGCTAATGAGCCTCGGAAAGAAACATCTGGTCATACCTGACACACAGGTTAAGCCGGGCCAAGACTTCACGTACTTGGACCAGATAGGGGAGTTGATAGTCGATGAGCGTCCTGACGTTGTGGTGCATCTTGGTGACCACGCTGATATGCCTAGCCTTAGTACTCATGACAAAGCCGGGTCAAAGTACTTCGAGGGCAAGAGGTACTCGGAAGACATCGCCGCCAGTAAAGCAGCAATGGGACGGCTTCTCGCCCCCTTGAGGGCACTACAAGCTAACCAGCGTAAGCTCAAGGAGAAGCTGTATAAGCCCCGTATGGTGCTGACCACAGGGAACCATGAGCAACGTATTGACCGGGCAGTGGACAACAACCCCGTACTTGATGGGGTTATAAGTCGTAAGGACTTGCAATACGAAAAGGATTGGGAAGTGCATGAGTTCCTTGACGTAGTGATGGTAGATGGTATAGCATATAGCCACTACTTTCCTGCTGGTTCTATGGGACGCCCTTGTGGTACGGCTGCTGCCCTTCTCAACAAACACCACGCCTCGTGTATTGCGGGGCATCAGCAAGGAAGGCAGGTAGCTTATGGCAAACGTGCAGATGGCCGGCATCTTACGTGCATTATTGCTGGCAGTTCGTACCCGCATGATGAGCACTATCTCAACAGCCAAACCAATAACCACTGGAGAGGAGTCATCGTTCTGTCCAACGTACAAGACGGTCAGTTCGATGAACACTTCATCTCACTCAACACACTGCGACAGAGGTACGGAACATGATGCTCCCAAGTGAGTATGAAGAACTGAAACGCTCCCTTGTGGAGCTTGACCCAGATGAACTACTGGATACTCTACGTATCGACAGCGTGCTCTTGCTGGATATAGTGGAGAACTATGACCCTCTTCTTATCGAGGAGGCAGGGAACCGCCTAGGAGGCTCGTCAGACGACGATGAGACCCGACCCTTTATCCGCTCTGCGGGTAAGAAAGAACGTGCTCCAATCAAAGGCTGAGGAGGTTTAAATGAAGTTCTTAAAGAAGGTATTCACGTACCTGTGGGTAGTGCCCGCTCTGTGGGCCACTCTTCTGTTCTTTGCGGTGGCTGCTATTGTTCTCCCGGTCACTGTATGCGAAACACTATTGATTGGTACCATTGCTATGCAGAAGAAACTGGAGGCAAAGAGTGACGCAGTACCTTCCAACTGAATACCAGTCCTATATCCACCTGTCACGCTATAGCCGATGGCTTGACCATGAGAAACGGCGTGAGACATGGGAAGAAACAGTTACCCGATACATGGACTTCATGCGTACAAGAAAAGGATACACCCTTACGGATGAGGAGTACGATGCTCTTAAGAACAGCATTCTCAATCTTGAGACTATGCCATCCATGCGCTGTCTGATGACAGCAGGACGTGCTCTTGAACGTGATAATGTTGCTGGGTTTAATTGTAGCTATGTCGCTATTGATGACGTACGTTGCTTCGACGAGCTTATGTACGTTCTCATGTGTGGTACAGGTGTAGGGTTCTCCGTCGAGAGGCAGTACGTATCCTGCCTGCCTGAAGTACCGCGAGAGCTGAAGGAGACTGATCTTGTCATTGAAGTGGCTGACTCAAAGATTGGTTGGGCTACGGGACTTCGCACTCTCATGGAAGAACTGTACGCAGGGCGTATTCCATCGTGGGATGTCTCTCGGGTTCGGCCTTCTGGTGCCAAGCTTCGTGTTTTTGGGGGTCGGGCTTCTGGCCCTGCTCCTTTGGTTGACCTTTTTAACTTTGTTATTGGCAAGTTCCGTAACGCTATGGGCCGTAAGCTCAACTCGCTAGAGGTACATGACATTGTTTGCAAGATTGCAGACATTGTGGTAGTGGGTGGTGTCCGACGCTCTGCTCTTATCTCACTGAGCAACCTTAGTGATGATCGTATGCGTCTTGCTAAGAGTGGTAGCTGGTGGGAACAAGAGCCACAACGTGCTTTGGCTAATAACTCTGCGTGTTATACAGAGAAGCCTGAGCTTTCTGTGTTTATGAAGGAGTGGAGTAGCCTGTATGATTCCCATTCTGGAGAGCGGGGTATTTTCAGCCGCGTTGCGTCGCAAAACCAAGCTCTTAAGAACGGTCGTAGGGACGCATCGTTTGACTTCGGTACTAATCCGTGTTCCGAAATCATCCTTCGTTCCAAACAGTTCTGTAACTTATCTGAGGTTGTCATCCGTAGCACTGACACGCTTGAAACGCTCAAAGCTAAGGTCAAGAACGCGACGATACTTGGCACTTTGCAAGCAACGCTTACAGATTTCAGGTACTTGCGCGATGTATGGCGGCATAACACTGAAGAAGAAGCGTTACTCGGTGTGTCTCTGACAGGTATTATGGACAATGCTGTAATGGCTAACAACTATTCTAAGGAGGAGGCTTGTGATTTTCTTGGGTATAGTCCTGATGTTCACATGGATGTGCTTGGTTGCGTCTTAGAGGAGCTTAAGAATGAAGCTATCAAGACTAATAAAGAATGGGCTGCCAAGCTGGGTATCAATGCCAGCGTGGCTATTACCTGTGTTAAGCCTAGTGGTACTGTTAGTCAGTTGGTTGACAGTGCTTCTGGTATTCACCCTCGTTATGCCCCTTTCTACATTAGGCGAGTACGTTCTGATAGCAAAGACCCACTGACCAAGTTTATGAAAGGCGAAGGGTTCCCTTGTGAAACAGATGTGATGAAGCCAAGTAACATGGTATTCTCATTCCCGGTAGCTGCTCCTAAGAACGCTACGTTCACTAAGGACATGGGTGCCTTTGCACAGTTGACGCTGTGGATGAAGTACCAAGAGTTCTGGTGCGAGCACAAACCCTCCATCACTGTGTACTACACAGATGATGAGTTCTTGGAGGTAGGTGCTTGGTTGTGGGAGAACTTTGACAGTGTGTCTGGTGTCAGCTTCCTGCCATACAGTGGTCACACGTACCAACAAGCCCCATATGAAGAGATTACCGAGGAGCAGTACAATGCCTTGGTTGAACAGATGCCAGCAGACGTAGAGTGGAGGAATCTTAACTTGTATGAAAAGACGGACCAGACAATTGGGACGCAAACGCTTGCTTGCAGCAATGGCGTCTGCGAACTTTGAGACACAAGATGTAATAGACTGGGTACACAAGATGAGAGCCGTCCTTGACGGCCTTCATGCTGAGTATTACTGCATCCAACCACAACTTAAGTGCACAGGTAAGAGTATTGTTATGGTGTTTGGGGAGGGCTACATGCACGCCAAACCACCAGAGCACCCTTACCGTGGCTGGAGACAGCCTCTAGGACAGAGCCGTTGGGTGCGGAGGGCACCTGATGTTATCACCACTACTGAGGACAAGCTGGTGTGGTGGGAGATTATGGAAGACTTCGAGGATAACGTCAAGCATCTATGTATCGCTCTTAAGAACAATTGCATAAAGAGGACAGAGATATGAGAAAGACAAAGGTAGTAATCAAGTGGGGCGTTGCAAACGCTAAGGATAAGGACGTAGCGTTGTTTACTCACAGCACACGTAAGGATGCTCGTCTTGCCTACAAGGGTCTGAAGGCTCTTGGTGAGCACGCTACCCGACCCTTCAAGATTTACGTGGAGCTGTGATGGTTGGCCTAGTTGCTGAGAGGTGTGGTTGGCACAAGCTCTTTGAGCAGGGGACACGCCCAGCCTACTTGCTTATGTATGAGAGTAAACGTGGTAGTGAGTACTGGCGTGATGCTCGTAGCATGGAGGAACTAGCAGAGTACGCCCTCTGGCTAGAGAGCCAGCTAAAGAACGAAGGCAAGTGACGACTTGCTAAAGCCCTCGGAGTGTGACAAGCCTCTTCTTGAAAGCTCAAGTACGCCACACACGGGGCACTAATTCGGGGCAGGCATGGTTTCGACAGCGAGTAAAGCCCACAGAGGAAGCTCGTTGGACTGGGGTTCGATTCCCCACTGCTCCACCATATGATGCTTGCTACACTGTCTAGAGGGGCGTGATTGGTGCTTCCTTTCGTGATTAGCAAGCCAAGCAAAGCACCTTGCAAGTAGAGGGATAGGTATGGGAAGTGAAACGCTTTTCTTTGGTGTTGACATCCAAAAGATAGTGAGTGACATTATGATGGGTGGTCACTCAAAGTATCCTATCGTTTACTCAATTGATAAAAAAGCAATGGTCTTACTGTTTACGTGTGGCGGTGTTAAAACAGAGCTGCCAGTACAGACGGCTTTGGAGCTTATAAAGGCAGACCTAGAGGAAGGGCGTGACAAAGGCAGCACACTGTATGCCTTCGTACGGGCCTTTGCTGAGAAAGCCAGTGAGCCTATAGCGTACAGGATAGATATGCTGTTTGGTCCTAAGCCACTGCCCAGATACCATACTTGGTATGATGATTACTTGGTGAAGAAGTAACACAAATAAAAACCCCGCCTTGTGAGCGGGGTTTTCTTTGGCACAAGGGCCGGGGTTTCTTACTTACCCTCACCCTCTTTACGCATTACTTCGTAGACACCAATAGCACCAGCAACAGCCAGAGCTACCTGTTCTACTACGCCCGGTGGTACTGGTAAGCCAGCAACAGCCAAGACAACACCAAGACCAGCCCAAGTAGATTTCTCTTTGAGCTTGGCTCGGATTTTATCACGCAGAGCACGAGACAGTGCCATATCAATTACCTCTTAGTAAGTCCAAACGTTTGGCCGGGGATAATCAGGGGCTTCCAGTGTATCCAAGTGGATGAACCGAGAGCCTCCCTTCTGAGCTACGCCAATCCCCGTAAAGCCTAGCTCGATTGCATATTTAACTACCTGATAAGCCTTCTCATGTGAGCAAGCTACATCAACTGCTCTACCTGTAGTGTGTGGGCCTGTAGGCCCGGTCTTACTGACAGCTACATTGTGCTTAGGGCAACGGTAGGCACTGGTCAGAATGATAGGGAACACACACTTCTGCCTCAACAGGTCTAGCATCTGGACAACTTCTTCATCCATCTTTGCTACACCGCAACACTTACACTTAAACTCACTGTCCTTAAAGAACTTAGACTTGTAAGACATTCTTACTACTCCTTAAAGAAACAACTGAAACAGAAACGCCATCATATCCCCACCCCCAGTGAAGGCTAGGTTACCTGTAGCAATAAGAAACAGGTACAACAGCTTCTTGTCAATCTTCTTTCGCTCAACTTCCTCTTGTTCCATATGTGCTTTGAGGGTTGCGCTAAGACTCTTAACCTCCTCCCACACCATGTTCACCTTTACCCTTGCTTCGATATTCTTCTCAAGCTCCTCAAGGTCATGGGAGTCCATGTTCTTCTCTGTTTTCAACTCATGCACCGGGGTCATTTTCTTCTGTCTCTACAAAATCTTCGAGTATAGCTACCCCCACCATTGCAGGAAGTATCTTCTTCCATTTCTCATCAGCAGCCATGCTCTTAAGAACTGCCAAGACTGGCGTCCTAACCTTACCCTCAGTCACCTCAACAGCAGCCTTCTCAAAATCTAGGCCACGCTCAGTGAGTCGCTGCTTAACCTCCAGTGCAAACTCCTTTTGCTTTTGGTTAGCACCCTTTGCAAAGCCGCCATCAACACCCCTTAAATATGCAGCGAGCATGTTGTTGGCTCTTGCCTTTGTTACCTCTGGCTTCTTTCCATCAGCGGCTGGGTTCCAGTACTTCTCATACATATCAATGACACGTTGTGCCTCATCAATATCCTCATCATCATACCCATAGACCTTGTACTGGTCTTTGTTGATAGTAGGCTTGGCTTCTCCTTTGTACAGACCCTGTGCTTCATCGCCTACCACAGCGTTAATGTCACCGTACGTACCCTTACCAGTGTAGCTTAGTGGCAGGAACTGCTCAACGTTAGCCTCTACAAAGCTAGAGTCACGTAGCTTGAGGATACCACTAGCCATGTTAAGGTTCTTGATGATTGTATTAGATGCAGACAAAGCACGCGATGCACCAACCACAACACCACTATCCTTTGCGAATGAGTACAGACCATTGTACACATCAGCCCCTTCACCAGTACCCTTAATGTTCTTTCCTACACCGATGTCCATCTTAATCACACCGTCATCCCAGATTATTGTGGCTGAAGGTTCGTCCTTGTCGGAGTTACGGAAATCAATAAGACGCTGGCGAATCTCATCAATGTTGAATCCGGGGCTGTTCTGCGTGATGGTTGCAGCGTCATTCTCAAGCTGGGCATCAGACCTCATGGTTGTTGTACGCAGATTGAGACCGTCCTTCGCCAGAAGGCCCCCTTCAAAATCAACACCAATACCGGGGCGTGATTGTTCAATAGACCTCGTGATTGCTGTCTTTAGGTTCTCATCTATTGTGCCACTAGCAGCTTCTACTGGTTGTCTAGTGAACACATCGGGGGATATGTCCTCAAGCTCTACATCATCAGCAAACTCTGGCTCTGTGAGTTCATAAGGGCCACTACGGGGTGCTGCCTTCTTAGGTACAGCAGTAGCAGCCGGGGTTGCCAACCCCTGTAGCCCCTCAAAACTAGGGGTTGAGGGAGCAACGCTCTTAGGAACCTCGTCAAGACCATTCTTCATATGGGCTGGGAGGCCCAACGCGTCGATATTAGGTAGGTCTAGACCCCTAGCAGGTATCTCCCCCTTGCTAACAGCCTTAGCAGCCTTTATACCGAGTTCTACAGCGTCATCATATAGGCTCATCGTGCCTCCACAGGTGCCCAACGGGCTGCAATCTTGTTGGCACTATTGATAAGAACTGTCTTATCACCCTTCTTACCAATGACAGAGCTAAGGGCATAGGCACCACTGTTGTAGCGTTTTACCATAGCCTTGATAGAGTCCGTTGCTGTCTTATACCCACGGGGGTTACTCTTCTCCATAGCCTTGTTTGGTACGTACTGAAGGATAGGAATGCCATTGTCTGTAGTTACCTTGAGAGAGGCAAACCCACGGCCCATCACTGGCTTCTCCATAAAACTCATACCATTCACATTACGGTTGGCGTTAGTTCCCAGCATGTTTGCATAGGCAAGCCAGCCCTTGTGTATGTACTCCATTGTGGTCTCATAGTCCTTTTGGGACACATAAGCAAGGTTCTCAGGCTTGTCGATAATTGTCTTTGCTACACGGTGCCATGCTTCCTCTACCTTAGTAAAGCCGAGGTTTGAGTTGTCCATCTCAATTGGACGGAAGTTCACAGACGTATTGCCATCAATAGACACAAGACCACCAACCAACAACATACCATCCAAAGCAGTGTTGATGTGCTTTGAGTACGCCTGGCTACTCTTCTCCTCAGCCCCCTCAATAGGTGGGTTCTTAAGAACTTCAGCAGCAGCAGCGCCTGCTCCTGCGCTATGGGTTAGTACGGTCTCAGTTCGCCCATCAGGGGGGTCTCCTGCAAAGTACATCTTAGTCTCGTTGCTCAGAGAGTCATTGGCTACTACTGGTTTGGTAGGGGTTGGCCTGCCGCCCGGAGCAGTAGAGGTCGGAGGTGTAGTGGTTACGCCACCCAGAACATTGAATGCGTCCATCACATCAGCACGGAAAGGCATGTTGGCAGTAACGGCATTGGCTATGATAGGGCTGAAGTTGGAAGTAACCATAGCATTCCAGACCATAGGATAGTCCTTAAGAGCACGCTTAATATCCATCATAGCGTTGAACTTCAGCTTCAGTATCTCATTGTTGATACTGCCTGTCTTGGCGTCTACTGCGCTCTTACGCAGAGCAGACAACACAGAGACAGTTTCTGTCATCTCCTTCTCTGCCTTAATCAGTTCTTCCTTTGCCTTGGCTTGCACATAAGGGTTGCTCCAAGAGGGCAGCGCCTCCATCTTAGACCGCATCTCTGTAATGCTCTTTGCGATATTCTCACGAGCACCTGCTACAGCACCGTCCCAAGACTCTTGTGAAGAGTAAGCCATAGGGCTAGATACGTACACCAACTTGGCGATAGCATCAGTCATCTTTGTCGTATGAGCGCCAACATATGAGGCAATGTCAGCTTCTGACATCTTGGACTGCTTCTCCAACGTACCAATTAGGTCGTCCATAGACCGTTGCTGTTGGTCAATATCCAACACAGCAATAGCCTGCTTACGCCACATCTCATCGTTACCCTCTGGGTTACGTGCCCTTGCAATAGCGTACTCCTTGGCCATTGCTTGCTCTGTCTCATCCAACCCTTTCTGCCAAGGGGAATCTTGTACGTCAGCCGCAGCCTGTGACATCAGAGAACGGAGCTGTGAGCCAGTGGGGTCAAAGCCAAGGGTAGCAGCAGCGGCTGCTGTCAGCTCACGGCGTAGGCCGGGTCGATTAGCGATAGCATTGCGAGTAATATCCTCCACACGGGCTTGGAAGGCCACTGTAGAGAGCTTACCTTGTGCGTGTGCAGACGCATTCTCTTTCAGCTTACGCTGGTAGTTATCAAGAGCCTTGATATATTGAGGGTTCTCAATAGCATCAATCGTCACACCACCATAGCTACGGTAGTTAGGGTCTTGGATGATACTCTGTGGGCCAGCAGCACCTACGTCAGTCTGGTTAGTGTATGCCTGTGTTTCAGACACAAGCTCACGGTCCAGCTTTGCAGTAGCGTACTGCTTGTCAGCCTCAAGTGCCCCCTCACCCAACCTGAGAATAGCGTTGGCGGTAGAGTCATCAGGTCGATTAGACCGAAGGTCTGCCATACGCACATCAGGGGTGTTGAGAATTGGTGTTGCCATTAGTTTGTTTCCTCTTCTTCAGTAGTACCGAGAGTATCTTTGCTGAACTGGTCTTCTGTGCTCTTAAGAACAGAACGCAGTTCTTCCTGCTGCTCTGGTGGGAGACGGAGGAACTCATCAGAGTTTGTCACCTTTGTTACAAGGCTGTCAGAAATATCACCCTTCGTCATACCTTTGATGATCTGCTCAATCAGCTTCTCATGCTTATCAGAAGCCATACCACCACCAATAGTGGCGTCCTGTACAGGGATAAGGATGCTCTTAACAGCTTGGTCCCATACCCAGTAGGTGTAATCAGACTGCACATAGACACTCTGGTACTTCAGAATCTCTTTGTGGGCTGTGTCGTAGTCAGTACCGTACTGTGAGAACATACGAACAAGCTGACGACCTAGAGCCTCTACTTCCTTTTGGGTATCCTTCTTGATGTCCTCAACTGTAGCCTGCATGGCATAAGTCTCAGCCTCACGGTAAGACTCAAACCCAAACAAACCCTTAGCCCAATTCTCATTGACCGTCTGGTTCACACCGGGCTTGAAGTTCTTGTTCACCGTAGCCATCATCTGCATACCAAGCTGTGCCTTGGCATAGCGAGACCAACCCGAAGTAACTTCAGGGGCTACAGAGAGAGCAGCCATGACCTTCTCAGAGGCTGTGTAGTCACCACGCTGGAACAGCAAGTCTGTCTCAGCAGCTACGCGCTGGTATGTACCGTACACACTACCCGGAGCACCTGCAATTACATTGAGCAACGTCTCATCCTCAAACAAGGACGAGCGGTACATCTCAATAACACCATTGACCATAGACAGGGACTTGGATACTTTAACAGAACCGGGAGTACCGTCTTCTTCAAGGAAGATGTTATTGTAGGCCATGTCAATCAGGCCACCATGAATCATGTTACGCAGGTTAAGAGCGTCTTCAGCGGGTAGTACAGACAGATCAATACCATGCTTCTCCATAGCATCTTCTACAAGCTCTGGGCCAAAGGGAATACCCTGTGAGCCATAGATTGCAGCGCCAGCAAGGAACACCCTAGCCTTTTCCATCTTTGTGATAGAGTTATTGGTTGTCATAAAGGTAAGGGCTTTGTGCGTAACAGCAATGTACTGGTACGGGACAGCAAGCCAACCCTTCTGGTATGTGAAGTCATTTACCTTTGACATATCCAAAGACAGGGCACGGGCATCTGAACCAATATCAGACCACACACGGGGGTCATCCCAGTTAGCATTAGGATGCTTTGCTTTGTATCTACGTGCAGCTACCATGAAGGTAGAAGCAAGGTTCATCTGCTCACCACCACGGAAAGCAGCAGCGCCTGCACGGGGGATAGCTGTAACAACACCCTTCACTACTTCCATGATAGCGCCATCAGTGCTCTTAAGAGCGGGGCTGAAGTCACTACCACGGAAGAAGGCATGGCTATCAATAGAGTAAGGGAGACCACTCTTACGGTAGCCCTCCATAGCTGCCTTATAGAACTTCATGTCCCCTGTACCAAGACCAGCAACCTTAAGATAACCAGCGAGGATTGAGTCCAGCTTAGGGTTGTCTCGGTTGAGCATTGCAATGTGCAGTGCCCATTGGTCAAAGGCCAGACCCCGCAGTGTTTTGATAGGTGCAATACCTGCCAAGAACAAGGGCTGCAAGCCGTTGAGTACAATAGTACGTGGGCCTGACAGGGCTACGTGGTGGAGGAATGCAGTACTACGTGCCAGCTTCAAAGGGTCAAAGCCGGGGACACGATTAAGACCACGAGCGATAGGATCAGACACCCAAGAGGTACGCTTGCCCCACTTGCTTTCCTGAATCAAACGAGAAGCCTGTACCATACGTTGCTTGAACATAATGGCACCATCATCGTTAGCTTCCATACTACGAATCCAATCGTAGAAATGCTCCGCTTCCTCAAAGTCCCCTTCAGTGCGTGTTCCGTGTAAGCTAATGTTACCAGCCTCATCGACCTTAAAGGCATCTGGCCACATCTTCTGACCAAGAGCCTTCATAGAGGCCATGTAGTCCGTCCAAGCAGCACGGTTGGCCACTACATCACGAGCTACGTTCATAGCATTGATAGGGTCAAGGATACGTGCAGGAGAGCCATCAGTACGAGTAAGGCGACTACCACGCCCAGAGACCAGTAGGGCACCCTGTACATCGAAATCATATGTACCCTCTGACAAAGCTCTAAGAGCCTTCTCATCACGGCCTGCCTTGAAGCTAGTACCTGCTGGTGCAGAGGCATTCAGCTTTGCTGCGTGCTCCTCTGCTTCCTTCCAAGTACGAGCTACAGCTACTACCTTGTTGGTCTCTACGGCCTTGCCATTAACCATCTCACTAGACGTAGCACGGATAAACCAGTTCTCATCGTAGACACGAGTGACTTGGCCGGGGTTGAAGTTGAGCACCTGTACAGGCAGTTGGTCGTACAGATCATCTGCTGTGCTCAGAGTATGTGTGTACTTACCACCAGCAGCCATAGCTTTTGGTGTACGCAACTGAAGTACATCAAGGCCCGAGGCAAGAGCCTCTTCCCTTGTTATCAACTTACCCTGTCGTGGGTCAAAGACGTTCTCAGGAACATCTGCTGTACGTACTTTACGTATAACTTCTGGTGCATCCTGACTTGACAGCTTGTACATAGCCTGCCAACCCTCACGTACCAGTGTGTCACGGGCTTGGCGGTTAGCAGTCTCATACAGGTAGCGATTGAAGCCACGGGCCTCATAGTAAGCCTTGATTTCCTTTACACTAAGGTCTGGGTACTTCGTTACAAGCTCATCGTACTCAAACTCCTTACCCAGCTTGTCCCCTTCCTCAAGAACATTCATTACCTTAGCACGAGAATCGCCATGCAGACGCAAGAAGTTGCCCTTGAGGATAGTATTAGCGGCATCCTTAACAGCAGACTCCTTGTTTACAGCCCCACGGGCGAAGTCCATCATCTGCTTTGAGAAACGAGAAGCAGGCTCAAGGAACATACGGGCCATAGGGCCACCAATGCTGACCTGAACAGGGGCTTCTGCACCAAACAAAGCACGATCAGCAGGGTCAAACTTGTAGAAGGTGTCTACCTTCAAGAAGTATTCACCCGGAGTACCAAGCAGTGCCTTCGTGTCCCTAAGAACAGCGTCAGATACTTCTTCAAACTCACCCGTAACCAGATCACGGCGCATTAGAACCGTGTTGTCCAGTGGAAGCTGGTCTGTATGGGCTACTGCGAAGTCAATAGCATCGAGGGGATTATCCCAACCGGACTGGTTAGAGTTAGCCACCATCGAAGACATGCGAAAGCCCGAGTTGTCACGGGCAATGACCTCGGAGTACTCAGGGCGGATTGTACCCCCTGTGTCCAGAATACTCTGGCGTGTATTTTGAATCAAAGCATCCTGTTCAATGTCATCAAACAGGCGTGCGTTCATTTCAAGTGTTGCATTAGTTACCCTGTCGTCTACTTCCCTTAGGAAATCATCAATACCACGGCCTGAATTACCTTGGATAACTGCACCGTGCAGCGGGTTGCCTGCAATCTGGTGTACCGGAGTCTCTCTAATAGCAGGGCCAAGGCCATTGACAGGGGGTCTAGGGCGTAGACGAGCAAGCTGGGCAGTCAGACTACCTACTTCTGCCGGTGTTGCAGCGTGTGCTGTTGCTCTGGCGAGGTTAGAGGCCGCTGATTTGTTGGCAACTTTAAAAGCACCACGCAAACCAACAAGACCAAACACCATCTCAAGCAAAACACTACCAGTCATGAGACTGTCAGATGTAAATGCCTTGTCACCAATAGAGAAGAACGTTGTTGGCTTCTCAGACAGAGACGGTACAATGTCTACTATGTTACGGAACTTACCTTGTGTGAGACCAATCTCACTTGTGTTCTTGTAGATGTCACCGTACAGCTTACGCAGAGCAGCTTCTTGCTTATCTTTTGGGAGGCGCTTAATCGCATCAGCTTCGTTACGGAGGGCAGCAAGCATATCACCCATGTAGAGCATAGTCTTCTTGGGGAGCGTCTTACCAGTGCCCTCATAGTAGGCTTGTGCGAGGGCTGGGAGCACCGTTGCCGCATCAAGTGTACCAAACACAGGGACAAACATGCTCATACCTTCAACAGCGAAGGCTAGTTTTGTCTCTCCCTTTGTAGTGTCACCAATAACCTTCCCAGATTCTTCAAGGTTGATTCGGTTCTGCATCTCCCCAAAGTTCTCAAGAACGTACTCCTTCGCCCTCTCCTTACGGGCAGCATCTACCCTACCAGCAGTAGTGTTCGTAGCAGCCGGGGTCTGGAACATCTTATCCATAGTGATAAGAGCGGCACCTAGAACCTTGGCGTCGTTGTCAGGAATACCCTTTGAGTTCTTGTACAGCTTCTTAAGAAGCTCATACTCTTGGCGAGTTACTGGCTTGTCCTTTGGGCGTTCCTTCAGCTTATTGACCAAGCTGTACAGTGCCTCATTAGCACTGGCTTTAACAGCCTGCTCTACCTCCATAGACTGGGCGTGCTTGCCCGTAGCATCAAGCTGTGCTTTGATTGTGTTTGGGTCACCCCCTACAATAGTAGCTTCCTGCTGCGCCCTAGCCCACTGTGCATCATCGTCGGGCTGTTCGAGAGAAGTATCAATAGGTGAAGAGGGCAGCAGAGAAGCAGGCAGAATAGGGGCTTCTACCGTGTCATCATACTCTGCAAGTACGGGTACTGTACGCTCTGCCATTAGAATTATATTCTCAGTTACGGTACGGGAAGCCATGTGAGGCGAATGTTGGGGTGGGCACTGCTGTTGCTACCTTGCTTGTTTTGCCGATAGCCTCAAGGTCAGCCATACCCCCAAACTGTGTGAAGGCTGAGCCTGCTACTCTACCAATAGCATCATAGGTAGCTGCATCGGACTGAAGCTGTGCTGCCTTATTGCCCCGCTCCATTGCGAAGCGTGCATCCGTCATCTGTTGGTCAATGTAGTTAATGTTTGTACCAAGCTGGGACAGCACACTAGAGCCAATACCCTCGACACTACCTTCTTGAATGCCTGTGACAGCGGCTACGTTCTGAGCAAGACCTGCTTGAATGCGTGCTTGGCGTATTTGATCGAGCTTCTCACGTTGAGAGCGTCGTTCTTGGATACGGTTCTGTGCTACTGTCTCACGCTGGCGGGCCTTGTCCGCCTTACG